TTCGTATCTAATATCGCCTCTAAATTTGAATACCGATACTTTACAGGAAATAGGATTACCGTTATCGTCGTACTCGAAGATAGGCTCCCCTTGTCCTCCGTATAAGCCGGACCTTTCAGCGATTACGCGGAATCCGTCGATAGAAGTTTGAACGGTCATTTTTTTACCGTACTGCCCGTTAGGTAGTTTAACGCTTCTATGTATGCAGTAGATTTGGCGCGCCAATGGATCTAAGCCGGAACGCTTTGCAGTATATAAAAATAACTGCAGTTCGTCGTTAGTCGCTTCGGGTGCGATTTGTGTTTTAATTAACTCTAACTGCTCTTTGCTAAAGCTAATTGTACTTTGTGTCTTTTCAATTTGATTGTTCATAACGTTTAATTTTGTGCTAATATATAATTTATTTACGAGAATAACTATAAAGTAATTAATAAAATATTGTTAATATCTTTTTTTACTTCATTATTACGCTTGCTTTCGTATTGATCCTTAATAAGGCCAATATTCCTTTGAACGCTAGTACGATCTATCTTCATTACTTCCGCGATCTTACCGTGCGGTAATCCTGTTTTAACCTTCATAATATAACAGGCTATTTTTCTTATTCTAACATACTTAGGGCCTCGATAAGGGCTTAGTACTCTAGTCCAAGGCGTATCGAAATAAGCGCAAACGTCAAGTAGTACCGCTACCGCTTTGTCCTTTAGGAGTTCTTGCTCTTCTAGCTTTCTTCTTTTGAAGTTCGTTATAAACTTCAATTTCGGCTTTAAGTCGGGCGATTTCGATTCGGTATTCTTTAATTCTTTGTCTAAGTTCTTCATTTTCTAAATTGGTTAAGTATTCGTTACTAATTGTATTTCGTAGGCTCATTTTCTAGGGGTTTAAATTCAGTCTCTTTAAACATTAGGTAAAGTTGGTCTCTAAACGAGTTAACTATTCTACGCTCGATTGCATTAATCCTAGCGATCTTTAAGAGTATATCGTTTTCGTGTGAAAATAACCTAGTAACGTCGTAAGGACCGCAAGCGCGCCACCTGTTAAGGTCTTCCCTTAGTATTGCTTCCCTTGCTACTGCTAGATTTAATAGCCTTTCTAACTTGTTTATTCTCGATAGTATTTTCGTCTTTTGCATAATGATTAATTAAGATTTTAGAAACTAACCTAGAAATAGTTGTATTACCTTGGTCGGCTTCGGTTAAAAGTTTAGATTTAATTGTGGGTAAGATCCTTACCGCTAGTACTTCCTTTTGCATTTAATTGTTAATTGTTTGATATAATCGATTTACTTCTATTGCTAGGTCTTGGCAGGCTTGGATAGTCTGCGTTACAGGATTGTTTTTCTGCATTGTATCAAGTTGAACCTGCAGGATAACTATATACTGCTCTAAGGCGGTTTTATTGCTATCGTATAATACTTCGTCTAAATTCATTTTATTAGATTTAAAGGTTATCCGCTAGCATCCCTAGGATTAAGCAAGCGGCAAAAATGATAATACCCCATTTAGTAGATACTGAATCCTTTTCGTATTGTGTTTGGTTACGCATTTTCAGTGAATTTAAAAGTGAACGAATTAACTTGATCCTGTAATATTTGCAGGGCTTTTTCTTCGTCTCCGTTATTAATGAATAACTGCGTACAGTAAGCGTTAATTAAAGACGATTGGATCAAGGTTAGGTTATCATAATCCCACCCTGTTTTTAGGCAGTATAAACGGCCCATAGTTTCTTTCATTGTTTTTATTAGTTCCTTCATAACGTTTGCGTTCGGTACGGCCGTCCCCCCGTTTTTGGTTAATAATGCGCGTTTAGCATCCGCGCCCCTGCAGGGGATTATAATAGGGTTACATTATTTAAGCCTACTCTAAAAATTCTACTTTTTGTTATATTAAAATATTTTTCAGTAGAAGTATAGCCATTGTATTGACCAATCCATTGATTAATAATAACCTTAGATTTATTTACTTTAGTTACTATACCCGAAACACAACCGCAAGCGTACTGCGCCGAAATAAAATCGCCTACTTTAATTTCTAATTGGGTTAATTCTTGATTTGACATAATGTTTGTTTTTTGTTTGATAAATCAAAAGTATACATTGTATACAATATAGCCAAAAGTATTTTATATCTTTTTTGTTAAGGACTTGTTAAAACTTGTTAAATAGGTTAAAATGTCCGCAAATTGTCCGGACAAAAAACCGGACAAACCGTTTATATAATTAAAAAAGCCCCCGTAGAAACGGAGGCCGGACGTTTAAACCTAAACGTTATGAAGATTATTTATAAGCTATTCCAAATTAGATCCGCTTCCGCTTCGCGCCTTAAGACCTGTTCGTCTAGTCCCTTTACCTCAAAATGGCGCTTGGACCTTTCTATAGCGTCTGCAATTCCCGCGTAATCCTTCTCGGCTGCTAATTGTACTATTTCCCGCATTTCCTCCCTAGAATCGCCTTCTAGGCTATTACCCCTGCAGAATACTAGAGAAACCAAGGCTCCTTTAACTTCCGGCGATAGATCGTCCAAGTTTGGGTAGATATGCTTAGTCATTAAATAAGCCCTAGGGATCGCCCTTTTTGCGAATACCTCGTAGGCATTTAAGAACGATATATTTACCTTCTGCAGTTCCGATCCTAGCATCTGCCTAGCTGCGTGTCCTTTAAGCCCTAGGACGCGAAATAAGAGGGGCAAAAAGTTAGGGTTAATATTCCCTTCCCAATCCCATAATAACTGCGCCTTGTAGACCGTAGCTAAGTCGTACCCTATTCCTATTATAATCCCCTGCTCCTCGTTTCTATATGTCGGACGCTCTAGGAATTTAGAATAAAAGGCCCTGTTCCCTACTTCGAACTTAATAATTAACTCAATAGCAGGGCGCGGGATCATTTATTTATAAGGCTCGTAGACGGTTTTACCCGCTACTCTTTTAGCTTTTAATACTTGCTTTCTTTGCTTCCCCGTCGACTCATAGCTAACGTGTACCCAATCCGGATTTTCGTCCGTACCGAATTCCCAAATTAATTGATCAAACTCTAGGCTACTTTTAATAAAGTCGAAAACCATTTTATTAGTTACGCCGTGCGGAGTTCCGTCCATATCTATATCGATCGCTTCCCCTTGGCAATGCTGCGAAGTCAAACTACCGCCTATACAGGCGTTTAACTCCTTAGACCTGTAGCCGCTAGAAATATGGATCGGGCATCTAAAATTCATTCTAATAGGTTCGAAAACCTTTTCCGCTAATAGCTTAAAGTTCTCGATATGTTCGGGAGTTGGCATATTACTAATACCGTTTCTTTTAGCGCTTTCGCTACGGATTACCTCGGATAAGGCTAAGTGTTCGCTTAATTTCATAAGTATATTATTTTAACATTTCATAAAAGAAATAGCTAAGAAGTACTACCCAAAAGATAGCGCCTACAGTTAAAGCTACTTTTTCTCTTTTATTCATTATTTAAGTTTTTATTCCCTTTTACGTTCTCGTAAACGCTCTTAAAGAAAGCTGCGAATACAATAGCTACAAAGCTATGATAAATCGTATCGCTTACTACTAAGTCTTTACCTATTAATCCGGTTCCTATGTCTGCTACTGCAAAAATACACATCATTAAAAACGCCTTAAATCCTATCGCTATAGCAGCGTTTAAAGGGCTTTTGTCGTTTAATAAGTGCCAAAGATAATTTTTAAACATTGTCTTTAATTTAATTGTGAAAATTGAAGGACTATTATCCCCATTAAGAGGATTTTTTGGAGCGTGTCGAAGGCCTGCTCTTTTTCGTAGTCTCTACTTTTGGGGGCGCGATAAAGTTCTCTACTTGCTTCGTATTTTCCCCTCCAATAAAATATGCTATCGCTTTTTTTATGTAGTGCTTTACTAAGTGAGTCATTGTTTAAGTTTTTAATTGTTAAAGAATCCTTTAGCAGGATTATCCTATCATTATAGGACCTGTAAAGATTATTTATTTCTTCGCCCTGTTTTACGGTCATTATTACGACCGTGTCGTTATTTATTTTCTTTATTACCGGATATTGGGAGTAACAAAAAGGCGCGGCCTGTATCATTACTAACACTATCCAAAGTAGCTTTAACCTCATTTAATTCTAGTTTTAATTCGTTAACTGCATTATTCAAAGTAACTATTTTTTCCGCCGCTTCATTTACTAACTGCGCCTCTTTATCTTCTGCTTTTCTTTGTACTTCTGCGCTTTCTTGATAAGTAGAATTAAATCTATTAATTAATTCTAGATACTCTTTGTCCCCTTTGTCTTCTACTTTTTGTTGGGCCGTTGCGGTGCATCCTAATAGGAATATAAAAAAAAGGTATTTCATAACTTACTTAATGTGTTGAATTTTACCTAATTGCTCTAAAGTACTTAGCTTAGTATTCGAGGTCGCTAAAGCAGAATCGCATCTTCTTAACGCGTCGCTTATAGCATCTACCCTATCTTCTAACTTTTGGACTTTTACGCTTTGACTTACTACTTGATCCTTAAACGTGGATCTTACGTCTATGTATAGATAACCTATAGCTATTAAAACTATAAATAAAGTACCTACGATTGGATTTTTGCTAAACTCTTTAAAGCTTATCGGAAGAGTGTTAGCGCTTACATTTACTTTCTTACTTACTGCCATTGTCTAAAATATTTTCTTATAATACCCTACCGAAGTTACGTTAGAAGAGTACTGCAAAGAAAATATAGACTTTTTGGGCGTTTGGTATTGAATACCGGCCCCGATCCCTATTTTCCCGCCTCTACTATCGTAAGAAGAAAAACCGCCTAAATAAAGCGCGCCTTTCTCTTTTGTAAAGATATAATTATTTCTAATTATCGTTTTCTCGGTTAAATAGGCTTCGAAGCCCCTAGAAATTATTTTATTATGGCTAATTGTGTCGTTAATTACGAACCTGTTAGAATCTTTTATAACTGTATCGGAATAGGCTTTTACCTCGTTATAATCCTTTACTATGTACGCGGTATCGTGTACTTCGTCGATTAAGTAGGTAGTATCTAAAACCGTGTACGTTATATCCTTCCCCTTTTTTACGGTCTTGAAAGTGTCGACCTTGTAGATCGTGTCTACCTCGGTTACTATTGTAGATAACGAAGTAGGGCGGCTAAAGAATAGCCACCCTATCGCTAAAATTAAAACTATTATAACCAAATTCTTCATTTTATAACTCCTCTTCTACTTCTTTAGGGTTAAAGGTAATACCTGTAGTCCAATCTTCTAGGAAGTGAAATTCCTCTAAGCCCTGCGGGTTAACTACCTCGATCTTCTTAAATTCGAAGTCTTTATCGTTTAGAACATTAATGTCTTCGTTAAGCTTTTTAAGGCCTTCCTTAGAGAATCTAAACTCCCCTTTTTCATTGGTTAATAAAAAGCCTTTATCGTCTGCGGCTGCATTGTCTAAGCGTAACTCTTCTACTTTTTTAAGGTAGTCTTCTTGTAACGGCTTAATTTTCTCCGCAAACTTAAATAGCTTTTTTTGGATCTTAGTTTCCTGTTTGCCTATAACCTTGTTTAATTCAGTTATTAGGACGTTGATTTCTTTGTACTTCATAAAGTTTATTATTTATACAAATATATTAATTACTCCGGAATTTCGGTACTTTCTTCTATTACAGGTACAGGATCGGGCGTAGGAGGTACAGGCGGAACGTAGTCTCCGGTAATAGTTAAATTAAGAGTAGAAGCTACCCAATCCCAAGCGTAAGAATCTACTTCCCATTGAGTATAAGCTTCGCCGGTCATTAATAAGTTACCTTGGGCTACTTGAACGCCTAAAGTATCGTCTTCGTTTAAAGTCTGCAAAGAATAGTAAAAACTAGCGCTTGTACCTAGAGTTACGTTAACTGCATAAGTGTTTAATATCTTAGCTTCTAATATTTGGCCGTTATCCCAAATTGAAACGGGAGAAATTGTTTTCATTTTTTATTTTATTTTAATTTTAAATTGCCGTATATGTTCCGTCTACCGATAAACTTTGCGCTAACCTAAAAGTAGTACCGCTACTTAATCCGTCAAATTTATCTATCGTTATATCGTAAGTACTATTAGGAGGTAAAACAAACCAGCCCGGCCTTATACTATCGCTATCCCTATTTGTTAAAAGATTTTGGCCAAAATTAGTAATAGATACTCCAAGATAATAAAGATATATAGTAGGGCCACCCGAATAAGCGCGATAATAAACTCTATTATTACCTACAGTACCCGAATTAATCCCTCCACTATTAAAAAGTCCTCTAATAAAAACATTAAAAGAATTATTATTAGTTATAGTCCCAAAAGAACTACTACTAGGACCTGTTACAGGATATGCACCACTTGCAGAATAATATACTACACCTGTAGCATAAGAAGTTAAATCCTGTTTAACTACTAATTGGTTAGAACTTTTAATAATACTAGAAGCATTTATATAAACGTAATAATCCGCGTCCGCCTTAGTAATACATTCGTTAGAAGCGGGGATAGTATTTCTTAAAATAAATACCCCCGTATTAACTGCGTCCTGCAGGTTATTAAACGTTACCGCTTGGTTATTTGCTAAAGTACTCCAAGGCATTATGCGTCGTATTTTTGTAGTTTACTTTCTAATTCGCTTACTCTATTTTTAAGGATAGTTACTTCGTCTTCTATTACTGCTATTTTAGCCGTGTGAACTTGGGCGTAAGATAAAGATAAGAAACCGTCCGATCCTTCTTTTACTGCGCTAGGTAATATAGCTTCTAGATCCTGCGCATAATATCCTAATTCTTTACGACCGTCCTTTATGTAAAGTCTAGCTTTTACGTTTGCTATAGAACTTAGTAAGTAATTATCTTCTACTAAAGTTTTTAACCTAGCGTCCGAAGTATCAAAGAATCCGCCTGTAGCAGTAACGTTCCCTACTACATAAGTATTTCCTCCAATATAAATCCTAGAACCGTCATTACCTACAAAAATGTCATTTGCTCCGCTAGAACCTCTAAAAATACTTAAGAAACCATAAGCAAAAGAAGCGCTACCATTTATTTGTAATTTATAACCGTTATCGGTAGTAGTACCTATTAAAACATTACTTGAAGTATTAATAGTCATTACTTTTGTAACTGAACCATTAGGGCAAAAATATATATTCCCGTTACCCGTTCCTCCTTCTGCAAATAAAGTTAATCCGTAATCCGTTCCCGAACCTGTAATAGCGTCATAAGTATATAATCCACCTCTAAAAGAACCTGCTCTTAATATGCCATAATTTTGTGTTCTTATAGTATTATTAACAGTTAAAAGTCCTGCCGGAGAAAGAAACATTCTACCCGAAGGAGTTTCACTTGCACTACCCGAGCCAAACACCATTGTACCTTCATCAAAAGCAATATAGCAACCTGCGTAGCTTGTATTAAATCGAGCAATATTTGCCGTATTATTAACATAAGCATTAGTCCCTATTACTGTATACGTTTGCGCAGCACTTGTAAAGTTAGAAATAGCAGAATTTGGTCCTCCCGAAACATTTTGGAAACTTATAGTTGGAGTATTAGTAACAGTTGCTCTTAATGTAAGCAATCCCGAAAGTGAAGTAGTATTTATACCTATATTAGTTCCGTCATCATATATATTGCCATTAGCTAAAGTACTTGAACCTGTCCACCTTGTTATAAATCCTGCAGTTCCGCTACCTGTAACTCCGCTTCCTCCTCCTCCTCCTATAGTTACTCCGTTAATTTGAAATAATCCATTAATATTTACGTTACCATTAACTTGTAAAGTTCCTCCTCCGGTTACTCCCGAAGCAGTATTTACTAATAATGTATTAGAAGTCGTAATACTCATAAACTTTGTAACTGAACCATTCGGACAAAAATAAATATTACCATTACCCGTGCCACCCTCGGAAAATATTGTAATTCCAAAATCAGTACCGCCGCCGCTAATTCCTTTATAAGTATATAACCCACCCCTAAAAGTTGTATCAATTACACCAAAATTTAAAGCCTTTACATCTTCTACTGCAGTTATACCCTTTGAAAATGTAGCTAGACCTGTAGAAGATATTGTAAGTCTTGCTACGTCGCCACCTGTTGCAAACTGCATTTTTTGTTGCGCCCTTATTGTTAAATCCCCCGCAGCAGCCCCGCTAATAATATCAGTTGAAGCACCTGCAACTCCAATAAAACCCTTACTAGTTCCTAGATAACTAAAACGTATATAGGTTGCATCAGTAGCATTTAATTCTACTACTCCGGTATTTGTGATACTCATTCTTTGTATATTATTAGTACCAAAACTCAATCCTAAATTACGTCTTTCAAATAATGAAGTTGCCCCCGAATCGCTACTTAATGCAAAAGCACTAACCCCGTCTCGAATACCACTTAATCTTGGATTTGTTGTAGAAGAACCTATAGCAAGTTCGGTTATACCTGCGGTTACAGTTGGAGAAATACCTACTCCTGCATTTCCGCTAAACGTAGCACTCGTACCAATTAATCCTCTTGTTAAAGTAACATTTGTAGTATTAAAAGCAGCTATATTAATATCATCTACATTTAATAAAATATTACTTGCGGATAATGTATTAGAAGGATCTGCATTTAAAAGCAAGTTACCTGTACTTTCATAAGCAAATATATCTGCAGTATATTGAGAAGTTCCTGTCCAAAATGCAATACCTGCAAATGAAGGACCTGTTATATTAAAAGTTCTTACTCCTGTACCTGCAGAATAATTAGTACCTCCTAAAGCGCCATTTGTGCCATTATCCGTAAATAAACTATTACCGATAGTAGAACCTGTAGCCGTAAATTTAGCTAAAGTATTAATCGTACCCGTTCCCGTTACCGGATTAGTTAAAGCGTTTTGCTTACCGTTAAAAGTATTCCAATCGGTAGAAGTTAAAGCGCCTGTAGTAGTAGTATTTGCAGTAGCTATAGAAACAGTAGCCGCACCCGATACAGTAGATACACTAATAGGGGACGTTCCGCTAACGCTAGAAATACCCGCAGTAATAGTCCAAGTTCTATCCGCGCTAAGATCGTAAGTAACGCTATTAATAGTTAAAGTTCTTGAAGTAGGAACCCCACCTAATCCCGCTAAAGTATAAGTAGGAATATTTAAAGTATTACTAATTAAAGTAGACGCACCGCTAGAACCTGTAGTCGTTAAACTTGTAATTCTATTAGTGTAAGCCGTGTCCCAATTAGTTTGCGAAGCGTTAGTAGGTATTGAGTAACCCGCAGCAAAAGTAACCGCTAAAGTTCCCGAAGTTGTAATCGGAGAACCCGAAACGCTTAACCCTGTAGGTACCGACATAGCTACGCTAGTAACCGTTCCTAAAGGATTAGCAGCCCAAGACAAACTAGATCCGTCGGTAGTTAAAAACTTACCCGCGTTTCCTGTTTGAGTAGGGAACGCTGCTACCCAAGTGTAAGCGTCGTCCCAATTACTTTGCTTTACGTTAGTAGGTAAAGAATACCCGCTAGCAAAAGATAAAGCTAAAGTTCCGCTAGAAGTTACAGGCGAACCCGTAACACTAAAGCCCGTTGGGGCCGAAAGTCCTACGCTAGTTACAGTTCCTACATATTGATCCACATAGTTAGGGATATTTAAAACCCCTGTAACATTATCGTAAGTTGAAGCGCCGGTAGATCCTGTAGTCGTAAGACTAATAGACTGCCTAGCCCTTGCATTTGTAAAATATAAGTTAGATCCTTCTGCTATATTTGAAGTAGTACCTGCTACCTTAGTCCATAAACTTGTAGAGGTCTTGTATTGTAAAATATCGTTATTATCCGGATTTTGCGCAGCTACATTATGTAACTCGTCCATTTCGTATCCGTTTTGAATAGATACTTCTACTACCCCTTGGGTAGGGTGCGATCTAGTAACTATAGCTACATAGACCAAATGTACCGGAGCGTAAGGCTTAGTAGAAGTCCAAGCGCCTGCAGTAGTACCGCTTAGATAAAGCTGCGTCCCTTCCGGATAAGCTTGCGTGTCTAAGTCCGTTAAAGAACCTATAACTACTACGAACCCATTATCCATATTACTAATATCGTTTTGAACGATACCGTAAGTCTGCGCAGAAGTAGAGTCTCCGGTAGCTATCGCCTTAGTAACAGTAGGTAAGTTACCTTGTCCTCCGTTAATATAAACGATAGTACCTTTTGTTAAAGTTGCGCCCGTATCGTTATAAACTTCCGTTATTAATCTTTGCGCTTCTTGGGCGATAGTAGGAAAAGTAACTAAGTTACCTGCTCCGTTTATGTATTGTAAGTTAGTTCCCGCGAACCCTATATTTATTGTCCCGCTTGTAGTAATTGGCGATCCTGTAACTGTTAAAGCGTCTCCGCTTCTAGAAAGGCCTACGCTTGTAACCGTTCCGGTAGCACCGCTAGACCTAGCCCAAACCGTACCCGTATAGACTGCGTAATCGCCCACCGCAAAAGCGATAGGACCGGAACCAAAGTTAACCGTACCCGCTACATTACATAAATAAACGTCTCCCGCATTACCGGTCCCGTCTGCTAAAGTAGGAGTATTCGTAGCTGCGTTCCAAACCCCTTTAAACTCCATTACGGAGTTAGGTAATTGACTTACTAGGATCTTACCGTTTTCGTCAAGCTTAGGAACCCCATTAGCGACGTTAAAACCTAAAGAGGTTAATACCCCGTCGGTTCCTATAATTACGTCGTCTAGGTCCCTTAATTTCGCTCCGCTACTTATTAAAATTTGGTTACTCATTGTCTTATTAGTTAAATAGTCCTCTTACAAATTCCGTACTTTCTAAAGACCTAGCAAACGTTAAAACGCCTGTTAAGCTATTCCATTTTACCTGCTCCTCTATTGGCGTTCCTGTCGTTATGATCCCTTGGACGTCTATACCTCCTCTAGATACATAAACGCAGTCCTTACCGATCATATCTACCCAAGTTATAGTCGTTTCGCCACCGGCCGCCGTGTATTCTTTGTTATAAACGTAACCGCCTCTAATTATAATACCTGCAGGACTAATAGTCGTACCGGTAATACCGTAACGGCCTGTACCCTGTAAAGAAATATTATAAGTAGCTGCGTCTCTTACCGGACCATTAAAGCTAAAGTTAGATATATTGGTTATCCCGTTTATTATAACTAAGCCGTCTACTCCGTTGTCTATTACTAGATTTATTTCTATAGGGGAACGGTCTAGCTGCTTTTGCATAAAAAACAAATAACTAAACCCGTTAAGGATAATTAATCCGTCTGCGGTTATATTCCAAGAAGCTAAATCGTTTTTATATTCTCTAAACCAAGCCGAAGTTATAGAAGTTACTTCCTTTTGCTCTACGTCTACAGTAAAAGTACAATTTGTAGAACAAGCTATCGGAACGTCTACGGCCGGCGATACGTCGGTCCTGTGCCAATATAACATTAAGTTTTTACCGTTTACTGCGTTTGCCATACTACAAATTTATGATTTTTATTCTTGTATATATTTAACAGTTTCGGTAGAAGTATTATCCGTATCCGTTACCTCAATTATTTGAAAAGAGTCTACTTCGTCCATTCTAGGATTAATAGCCCCTCTATTCATTAAAAACTTTTTACCGTTATAGGTTAAGGCGTTAGTCGTAGAATCGGTCAAAGTGTAAACTTTATCTAAATAGTTTAATCCTTTAGCAGTTTTAAACGATCCTAATTCGGCTTCTAAGGTCCCGAAATTCTTATTTAAAAGGTTAGAGAACTGTCTAGCTATAAGCATTTGAAGCAAAAGAAAAGTCTCCGTTCTAGGCCACCTATACCAATTTTTAAGCGGGACTCCCGAAACATTATATAAATTACCCAAATTATTAGTCGATATAAAACTCGTAGCTAACGTTAAAAAGGTAAAAGATCCGTAAGGCTGCGAAGTATTTTTAACGTTGGTATTACCTGTCCCTACTTGTCTAGTAACCTCTATAGACTTAATTTCCTGCGTATTTTGAGTAATCTTAATATTTCTTAAAGTTACGTTATAGTGATTACTAGAAATATCCCCTACAAAAAATTTAATTCTTATATATCCGCCCCAATTCTGCCCAAAAGAAAACGGGATCGCAGGATAACTCATACTAACGTTAATACTAAACGAACTCCAAGCTACCCCTAAAAATATTTCCGGCGCTGCTTCATAGGTTACATATCGTTGCGTAGTTCCCCAAGTATTGTTAGTCTCGTTATAGTAATAAGTAGTAGCGCCAACGATACAAGCTATTTCTACTTTACCAAAATCGGCTAACATTTTATGTTCAAAAGAGAACGTAAAGCTAGGCGCTACCATATAAGGGGTATAATAGTAAGGCTGAAAAGGCGGGGTAGGAATATTTTGTAAATAAGCCGTTTTCCCGAAACCTCCTATCGCGCTTAATTCTATTTCGTTAAAATTAGAGTTCGGAACTACAGTAACTACGTCTCCCGAAATAGGGCTAGTAGTAGATTGGAAATAATACCAACCGTAAGGAAGGTTAGTTAAAAGACCTTGATTGTAAACCCCTTTTAATGTCCCGTTATGGATATAATTATCCGGATATTCAAAATTATAATTATGAATTAGCTTAGGGTATCCTTTTCTAACTACTTTATCTTGCGAGTTATTTATAAAGTGAACGTTCCCTTCTGCATAAGGGGCAATATTTACCGCCTCGTCTAAAGTACCGCTATTCCCTATTGAAACAGTAGGGTATAAAAAATACTGCGTATAATACCTAGCGGTAGATTGGGCCATTTCGTTAATAGCTAAAAACTGCCATTGGCCGTCCGATTGAAATAATCTACATCCAAAAGAACTAACTATATTTTCTAGGACCTCGTAATAGGTTTTACCCTGTAGGTCTCTTCTATAGATATAACTTTGAGACAAAGGCTCGTCTCCCGAAGCGTCCGAACGATCGAACATTCCCTCCGCATAGTAAGAACAAGAAGTAATCATACTAATAGGATCGGGATAGTCTATAATATTTATACATTGGGCGATTACGTCTATTAACCTAACTAGGCTATTTACGCTTTCATTTTCTATAAAATTAAATTGGCTATATTCTAACAAAGAAAGCCCGTCTATCGCTACTATGTCTACTTGAACGAATCCTGTAGTAAAAGGCAAAGAAACGTAGTCGTTAAATAAGAAGCCGCACCATAAAAAGGTAGCCCCGTTATAAAATTTAACAAAGTATTTACGATCGTCGAAACTTAATAGATCGGGGAAGGTAGAAGCCGCGTCTGCGTCCGATATTATAAACGATACGTTTAGCTGCGAAGAAATAATAGAAGGTAAAGGCTCGTCTCCGCTAGAGTTAGACTCTAAGTTAATATTTATCGCGTCGTATGTCTTAACCGCCCCTATGTAATCCTTTTCTAATATTTCTACCTTTAAAATAGTCTCGTCCCTTAAGATTTGACTTATAGTATATTTTAGTCCGTATGCCATTATAATAAACTTATATTTTGTCCTTTAAGCGCAGAAGCCCTTTGCGTTCTATTGATTGCTACTAGCAAGTCTTGTCCTCTTAATACTGCTACTCCGCCGCCGCCGTTTCCTCCTCCATTACCCGACATAGCGCCCGCACTAAAAGAAGTCTTCATAAAACTATTTAATTTGCTAAGAGGGATAATAGCCTCGTTTTGTCCTGCTTCGCCTATAAGGCCTAAAGTAGGTTTAGTTACGATACCTCCGTCTGCAAAACCAAATATAGATTTTAAGATACTTCCGCCGCCCTTGGCCGCACTTGCTCCGCCTCCCGAAGCCGCATCTACCGCAGCCATAATAGCTTGGAAAATTGCTGCTCTAATTGCCGCCGCAGCTATATCTATAGCTAACTGCTTAAACATATTACTAAGGCTTTCTAGAACGTCTCCTCCATTTTCTAAAGTAGTAAATAAGGTCCTAAAAGCGTTAGCCCCAAAGTCTGCTACTGAATTAGCGAAATCTTCTTGGCTTTCTCTAAGTTCCTTTAATTGCTTTTCTTCTATTTTGTAAGCCTCTATTCTCTTTTGAGAATCCTTTTGTAAGAAATCGCCTAACCCTGTTTTATTAGATTGCTCTAAATTCTCTTTATATAATTTATCAAAGTATCGTTTTCTTTTTTCTGCTTCTTTGTCCCCCTCCGGATCGAATACAGTAAGCATAGGCCTAAGATCAAGCTTAGCAAACTTTTTTCTTTGATTTTCTATGTCCGTTAACTGTCTTTGTAACTCGTACTTTTGCTCGGCTAGATACTCCTTCATAGGATCAGTTTCCTTACCCTTATTACCCGCAGGAGCGCCAAATATTCTCGTTAAATTGTACTGTATGTTATCGCCTAGGGTTTTATAGTTTTCTGCTATATTTTTTAAGATATAAGCGTCGTTCCCTAGATCGTCTATTTTTTCTTTTCTTGATTGTGCGGCCCTTTCTTCTGCGCTTGCACTTCCTGCAGGGGCTAAAAAGCTGACTGCCCTTTCTACTAAAGTAGGTTGTAAAGGCGCGTTTTCTTCTTGTAAAGCTTGAATTTGTTTTTTAGCAGCTTGATTAAGCGCCTCGGTAGCTACCGCCTTGTAATACATCATTTGGATATATTGCTCGGCCCCGTCTGCTAAGAATTTCTCCGCAGTAGCTAGATCGTCGGTCTTTTGGATTGTGTCTCCTAAAGTACTGTTAAATTTCTTTAAGAACTGCTCCTTACTAATAATACCGTTAGTATAGTCGTCGTGCGCTTGATTAAGTTGGTTAATATCTTCCGTAGCCTTAACGTAGCCTTGTTGGGCCTCTTTAAATACTCCGGCCTCTAACTTCATAGCTTCCGTTACTCCGCTAAGTTTATTATTAGCGAAATCGGTTAATTCATCCCCAAAAGAAATTATTAAAGAAGATACTACTCCAATAGCTAGACCAATACCCGCCGGACCTGTTAACGCGGAACCCATTTGCTTAAGCGCGTTACCCGTACCGCCCGAACTAACTTGTAATCTTTGAAAGGACTCAAATAAAGGGTTTAAGTTATTGGCTATACCCATAAAACCATAAGAAGCATCCTGCGCTACTCTAGAGACGTTACCTAAAGCGTTAATAGCTTGGTTAGACGCTCCTGCGCTTTTACCCATTTCTTGACGCATCCCTGCGATCCTTTGTTGGGTAACTTCTATACTCTTAGATAATTCTGCGATTCTACCTGTATCGGTAGTCTTTTTTATTTCCGCTTGGAATCCCCTTAATTCATTTTCGGCCGCAATTATGGAGGCTTGGAGTTGGGTTATGTCTCCTCCTATTTTTACTTCTAATTGGGGATCCCCTGTACTTTCTGCCATTTCCTTATTAATTTACTCCGTACAGTTTAAGAGTGTTCTTTAACTGTTCGTCCGTTATATAAATTTTTTCTTCGTCTTCGTCTTCGTCGTCTAGTTCCGGAATTGGCCAAAATGATTTTAAAGGCTTAGGGTGCTGCTCCGCAGTATTACTTAGGTACATTACATAGGCTAACTGTCTAGTTCGGGACCATTCGTTTAACTCGGATCGTTCCTTACCCATTACGATAATAGAAAAATCTTTCCAAGTCATTTCCCAAAATTCGCTAGGCTTTAACCCACATTCTGCAGCCTTAACCAAGGTATCGTCCCAAGTGAGACTATTTACCCTTTTTTTTTTCGCCCTCTACCATTTTTTTAGATACGATAGCGGTAGTTCTTGAAATAATATACTTAGTATATTCCATTACCTGCCCGTTAACGTCTAACATTCCGCCCATTTCGTCTAGCCATTCGAAAACGTCGAATTCGGTATATTCTAACTCTACCTTATTAACTAAGGCAGCGTGTTTATAACCGATAAAAATAAAACTAACGATATTGCCTAGGTCTATTTGAGAATTGCTAAGAACTTGGAAAAACTCTTGTATAGTTAAATTCTTTTCTTTAGTGAACTCGTGCATAGACCAAGTCCCCCATTGAAGGGGGATAGTCTTATCTTTTACTTTTAATTCAAACATAAATTGGTTTTAAGTTAAGCTTGTTCAGTTTGCGCGATTGGAGGTACGCTTACTACGAAAGTTGCAGTAAACTTAACGTCGTCCTTATCCGCAGCGTTAACGTTAAAGTTACTAATAAATACTAAAGAACCAACACCTCCGTAAGTAATATCGCCCGCAGTTGGAGTCGCTTTACCCATTTTAATAGCAA